GCTGAGTAAAGTTGAGCATCGGGCCTAGCTGCAAAATAATTAGTTGGAAGTCTAAAAGCTTCTAAAAATTTCTGCCTTGCAGGAGCTTCATTTGGAAAAGTACGTTCAGGGTCCCTAGCTGAATAAACCTTTGGATTACCTTTATTGTCAAATTGAACTGATACCAAAGAAGATATTTCTTCGTTAACGGTTAATTTATCACCATCAAGAATAACGCCTTCTTGCGTTTCTTCATCTACTGTAACACTAGCCATCTCTTCTGAGGTAAAAGTCTCACCCAGTATTGTAACGGTATCTCCTGTTACAGCAGGAGCATCAGGAACGGGCATGGTGGTAGTGTCTTCTGCTGCTACTCCATATGGGAAACTTGGTGGGTCAATATCTTCTGGTATCGGTGGTATTTCTCGCGCTGCTGTATCACCCACTGTAACTTCTACGGGGTCTGCTATGTCATCAGGATCAGGAAGGGTTGCATTAGAATCTTCACGGCTTTTTATTTCAGTATCTATTTCGTCTAGTCTTCTTTCTTCTTGAAGAGTAATATCAGCAAGTCCTATAGCTATTAGGCTATTTCGTTCTGTTTCTAGTTCAGCAATAGTCATCTCACTAGGACTTTTATCGTAGGTTTGAAACCTTACTCCTGTATCAGTATCTGACTGAGCAGTCTCAGTCTCAGTAGTAGCTTGTTGGGTTTCATTAACAAATAATCTCTTCCTATCTTCTAAAGCCTTTTCGTAGGTTGTTTCATTGACTCTACCGCCAGTAGGAGCAAGCTCAGCAGCAGCCCTTTTTGCGTTGTCTCTATTTTCTTCAGTGGTTACTTCTTCTGAAATAACATTACCATCTGCATCAAGAGCTTGAACAACAATACTATTAGGAGCCAATGTTCCTGTAACAGCACTGTATCCAAGCGCATTTTGAAGAGCCGCATCACTTGCTTTTGACCTAACAACTTCTTCTACTATTTGCTTAGAGGGGCTAATAATCGTACCTCTGCCTTTAACAAAAGCGGCAAAGTACGCATACCCATTGATCTCTACCTCAGTGGGTTCAGTTGTGGCTTCTTTGTAAGGAGCAGTACCTGGGACAAACACTGCTTGTTTTGAACTTGTTCTATCAGTAACTGCTTTTAGCTGAGCATTGATCGTTTGTTCCGACTCTAGTGTAGGAGTAACAGAGCTTATATCACCGTACTGTTGCTCAGTAATTTGATCGCCCACCATTTGTTCTTGACCACGCTCAAGAAACGCTTGGGCTTTATTCATAATATCAGCTGAATTAACAGCAGATACGGTTCCGCTTAATGTACCTCCTGCACCTCCAATAGCACCACCGCCAAAGAATCCAGCAAAAGCAGATTCAGCTAGACGTAACTGAGCTTCCTGCATAGTAAACTCATCGTCCATCTGCATACGGTTTAAAACACCAATACCTTCTTGGACGGTTTCAGTACCACTTTCAATCAAAGCACCGCCTACCGTGCTTCTAGCAATATCAGAAGCTAACTTGCCGTACCAGCTTTGATCGTCAATAGCACGAGACTTAGCTACTTTACCAAAGAGTTTAACTAAACCAACTTCACCAAGAACCCCAACAGCTGCTTGCGGTGTTGCTACAGCTAAAGCACGTAAAGCTTGGTCTTTGTCGGGTTCTCTACCAGACTCAAGGGCTTCAGAAAACGCACCCCCTGCTAGTGGTGGATACTCTGCAGCAAAAGCACCACCTATAGCTCCTCTACCTATATCTCTTCTGAGTAAACGATAAGACTCTTCAAGTAATTCTTTTTCATCAGGAGTTGCTATATCTTTAGCGGCACGTTCAGCAGATTCAGTAATTAAACGTTTAGCAGCGGCTCTATTTCCAGCAGTTATAATACCTCTGCCTAACCCTGCTACTAACGCACCAGTACCTGCGCCAGCAATAGAAGTAACTGCAGAAGGAAAAACTTGGCCTCCTGCTTTGACCGCTTGAGTAACAAAACCGCTAAAAGTAGGGGCATCTAAGAACTCTTCAAAAGTATCTATCCCTTGTAGATAGTCTGAAGCATAAGTTTCTCTAACACGAGCTTTTCTTATATTAGCTGCGGCTGCTTCTTCATCCCCTGTGAGGGTATTATAGATACCTTTAAAATTTTCAAACTCAGTTTGTAATCCAGTAAGCCCTGCATCAACCCCCCTAACAAAAGTTTCACCTAAAGTAGCAGGTCCTAATGTACGGCTATCAACCATCTCCATGTCAGGACGGGCTGGCAGTTCCCTATTAGCAGACTCTTCAAAGAAACGGTTAAGTATCTCACTCACTATCAGTCCTTGTACGTTTCTTTGCGTTATCTAAACCAATAGATAGGACAAGATTAACTAACTCTTCTTGACCTTTAAGTGCATCTCTTAATTGGTCTACAGTTAAAGAAGCATCTCTGCCTGAAGGACCTCTATAAATTATACCTGTTACATCCTCTAGTTTAGTGTCATTGGTGACAATGTTCTCAACATTAAAATCATCAGACTGTACATTAACGCCACCAAGCCACGTATTGTCTCCAGATACCCTACCTGTATACGCAGAGAGTAAAGAACTAAAGCTTTTCACTAATTCTGCTTTAATTTGTGGAGATAAATTTGTCCTTAATGCTAGTGTCCTTTGAAGCTCCCTCATCCGTAACAGAGCTTTCTGCCCAAAAGTTTCGCCATCTTCATCAGTAGCATCAGGATCAAAACTACCATCAGCCATTCTAACAACAAGGCGATCAACTTCACCGAAAGTCTTAAATAAATTTGTTCTGTCTGTATCAGATAAATCTTTATCATTTCTCAGAAGTCTTTCAAGCTTTCGTTGGTCTAACCGTAACTGTCTTTCTCCTTGATCAAATTTTGCAATATCAAGCGGCATTGCTCCAAAGTTACTGCCTTGAACAGTACCTAATAGAGCTTCTACAAATTGTTCTTTTGCCTTTTTAGTTGGGGCAAGAGCTATTGCAACAGCACCTTGAATAATTAATTGGTCTGTAGGTTGTTTACCTGAAAAATCTCCAATATTCCTTATATTATTGGCTTTAATAACTTTATCAGCAGCTGCTATTTCTCTTTCATCAAAGCTAAGTACGCCCCCTTCAACAGCTTCATCCATCTGCCTAATAACACTTTTAACAAACTCAGCATCTTTATCTTTAAATGGATTAATCTTGTCATCAGGGTTATAAATGTCTTTAACCTTTTTAGACAGGCTTTTATAGGCTTCAGTACGCATTGCCTCCGTTGTGACACCTGCTTTAAGTAGCCGTACCTTTTCTTCATTTAACGCTGCAAGTTGATTTTTCTGATCCTCTGTAGGATTGTTAATGCTTTCTAACAAAGAAATCTCTTTATCAACAGCACCCATAACGTAATCTGAGTATTCATCATTTGCTTTATTAAGCTTTTTAACTGCTTCTTTTCTTTGTTCTATTAGCTGATCTCTTCTGTTCTGATAGCCTTGTTTTAAACCAGCACGATCCTCTTTCTCTATTAAATCGTTAAGCTTTTGAATGTCTTCATCAAAAGCTTGTACACCTATTGGAGAGGCAACTTTACTCCCCCGTCTGGGTTTCTCTCTTTCGTTACCTGCTAGTCGTGCTTGTTCTTCTTTTAGGTTGGTTAACTTTCTATTAGATACTCGTCTTTTGCCACCTTTTTGCATCCTTGGCGCAGTTGGATCACCAACAACAAGTTTTTCTCCTAAAGAAGAAACTGTAGCAGAGGGGCTTTCTTTTGTTTCATCCTCTGCAAAAACTCTGTTTTCTAAAGCATCTATCTTTGCAAGTTCTTCTGGTTGATCTGCATACGTTTGACGTAACAGTTTTAACTGAAACTCGTACTTATCCTTGCCTTTCAGGTCGGTCATTATGTCTACTAACTCACGTTCCGTAGCAGCATCACGAGAGTCCCGTATTGCGCTTTGGGCAGATGCAGAAAGTTCTTGTTTAGCCTCTACTGAGTCACCATAAGTTCTTTCCGATAACTGGCTTGCAAAACCAATTTGAGACATTAATTGTGAACCCCTCGGGCCAGCTTCTTTAATAAGCAAGTTAAATCGCTCATTTAAAAGACTAAATATCTTATCTTCTGAAAATGTTAAAACGGGGGCATTAGGGTCCATAGAACCACCCTCAGTTGCAACCCCTTCTCCACCAGGAATAGGAGATCCATCAGGATTAACCCTAGAGCCTGTTATTATATACATAGGTTTCCCATCGGCATCTTTTATGTTGTCATTTAGTTCTGGTGCGCCAAAAAGAAAATTGCCATCAACTCCTTCAGCTTTTACACCACTGTTAATTGCAAGTTGCGCTAAATCTTGTAATTTTCCTTCCCGAAAAAGTTTTTTGGCTTTGTCATTTAAAACCAACTCCCCCGTACCATCATCAATAGAGAGTAGCCCTTTGTTAATGAACTCCCGTTGAAGTGTTGCAATAGACTCAAAATAGCCTTCTTCTTTAGCAACTTTTTCTTTCTCAAATGCAAGTCTTTCTTCTCCAAGTGCAGTTTGTCTGTCTTGTGAGGCAATGGCTCTATTCTGCCTTATCATACCTAACACTTGCTCCATTACTCTGCTCATCAGTATTCCCCTAAATAAACGGCAGCATCATAATGGCAGCAGCACCTAAACCGCCTATCGTGCTGTATTTGTTAGCTTTATACTGCGCTCTAGCTTGACTGTAAGCATTCTTTCTTTGTGTTGCATCGGCAGCAGCACTACCTAATTGTTGTAAGCTACTACGATTAACACCCTGCCCAATGTTAATTAGATCACCTAAAAGCTTTTGATTTGCATCACGCTGAGCAATACGAGCATCAGCAATAGATTGAATACCGCCTAATGTAGTTCCACGCCTAAGATTACGTTCCATTTCACGTTGTTGTGCAGGAGTCAGTGCTGCTCCATAACGTGATACATTCCGTTGGGCTATGTCACGAGTTCTTTGTTCAGCCATCTGTGCATCTTCTCTAGCTGAGTCAATCAAGCTAGTGTCTGTGCTGGCTTTTTCAAGTAACTCTTTTTCAAAGTCTCTATAGTCTCTAACGTAATCAAGATAATCTTGCCGTGTTATATCAGCATAGACTTTATCAGGGTCATTTACTGGAGCTAAACCAGCACTGTCTGACATAGGCTGAGCTTCTTCAAACTCCCCTGTTTTTGGGTTATACCGTTTTCCACGGTAATTATGTCCTCCAGGTCCAGCCATTATGTAGTCTCCGTAGGATCAACTTTTTTACCAAACATACCGCCTTCACCAAAAATCCCTTGTTTTTGATTAAAGGCTTCCATACCTGCTATTGCTAATCCTGCACCTGCGTCAAATTTAGCAGCAGATACTTGTTCTCTTGCTCTAGCTCTTTGCAATGCTTGAGAAGTCGCTAACCTAGATGCTTGTGCCATACCAGATTGAGCATCAGCAGCTTGCCCTCTAGCAGTACCAAGCACACCAGTAGACATTTGATTTCTGACTGCTGCAGCAGCTTCATCAGCTTTTTGTAGCTGACCACTAATTGCCGCTGACCTATCTCCTACACGAGAAACATCTGTCGCTTGACGGAAGTTAACCACAGAAGGTCCTGTTAAAGCTTGCATAGTATCGGAGTTTGCTCTGCCACGAACAGACTCTTCAAACTTATAGTTCTTTGCCATGTCACGCATTTCGCGTAACTTAGGGGCATAATTCTGATCAAAGAATACTTTTTCAGCCCTTGCTACAGCAGCACTAGCCTTCTCCGCTTCAGAAGGTTTATAGTCTTCTTGTTTAGGTTTACCACCCATTAAACTCTCCTTGTATAAACAGAATGATCTAACTTCCATCCTGCGTCTAACCACCGTTGCGTAAACGGCTTTGGTGTACGAACTTCTAGTTCTATGTACCCTGCCTTACTTGCTTCCTCAGAGAAAAAAGTCATGTATTTTAATACACAATCTTTCCCTCTTTCTTCTGCCCATGCTATCCAAATCAACAAAGTTGACGTTCTTGCATACTCGTCTTTTAAACCAGTAGTTATAACAAACCCTTCTGGAGCTACCCATAACTGTGCCTCACCGTTAACACAAGCTGCGTACACATCTTCTGGTATAAAAGTTAATTGTTTCTGGTCCTCTAATATCTCCTGTATTCCGTCCCTAACCCAATGCCAATGATCCCTAATGTCAGCTAACTGTGGCTCATCGGATCTCTCTTCCATACCTGTTTCTCCTCCTGTTTAACGGTAGGAATGGTCCACCGTATCTCACTTTCCTAGCTACGCCAGTGTCAGATTGCTGCGCTTTACGCTCTGCTTCTACTAACCCAACGTTATATAATGACCTGTAAACATCTGCACCTTGAAAATCAGTCCAATCACGGCTTGGCATACGTAACAATCGGAACAAAGTTCCATTTACAATCGCTTCTCTATAGTCATCCATGATGTCATCGTTACAACTGGTTGACGTATGCAACGGTTTTAACTGAACTCGTAGCCTTGTACTGTTTGCCGTTGTTTCATTAGGTACAGGTACAAGATAAAACAGTGAACGAGACTGTTTAACAAAGTATTCAGGCGTACCATAGTAAGAAGGCTCACGCCATTTAGGTTTACGCTCTTCTAGTAATGAAGTTGAAATAGGCTCTAAAGCATCTCCATTAAACAACACCCACATAATTTTATGGACTGCGGTATCAGTGGGAGGTTCAAGATCATACTCATAAATGCCAGATACCGTTGTAATCGGGTCTAACTCAGCCTGATATACCCCAGCTTTTTCGCATAGCTCAATAACTGCAGATCGAATATTAGACTCTATTAGAGAATCAGGGCAGTTTTGAACCATTGGTATAATATCAGGCAGTAAAGATTCATATGTAGCCATTAGTTAACCCCCATCCCACGCATAGTTGCAGCTTGTGCCTGATTACCTGCATCTAAATTAGGAGTCGTAGTTAAATCAATTTGAGACTTACCAGTAACAGAAGTAATAAATAAATTATAATGTGAACTTGCTCGTTGTTGATTACCTACAAACTCAGTATCTTTCATGTATGCCATGTATAAAACATAGTTCATTACGGCATTTGCAAAAAGATCAGGCACAGTAAGGTTGCCATTTGCAGCTACTGTCGCTGGATTAGCCGAATAAATAATTTCTAAAAAAGAAGAAGCCCCACTAGCAACCCCAGGATAAACATAATAGTTACGAGGATTTTGATCTTCATACATATAGTGCTTAATCAAAGAGCCGTGTTTAGCATCGCCTTTTACAGTAGGGTCATGCCAAGATGGTTGTATTGAATCTAGTGAATCTCTTGAAACTAAACGAGTAGCTCGTTTCCCTGTGCCTACTCTTGTACCTGTATTAACCTGAAAGCCCATTCCAGCATGTTGCGTACAGTAGGTGTATAGCGTAGGTGCGCCAACTGCAACGGTAATCTTCGTGAATGCCGTACCAGATCCAGGTGTGCCTGACGTTGTTACGCCTGTTGTATACTCAGAACCACCGCCATGTGAGCCATTAGCCGTTGTAGAAAACCGTAGCGGATGCCCACTATTACTAGAGTGAGACTGATCAAAGGTATAAGTGCCGCCTTCTTCAAGCGTTAATGTTTGAAAAGAACCGTCAGTATAAAACTTGTTACCACTGTCATTAACTACAGTTACAGTGTACGTCTTTTCAATCATCGCCATATTGCGTACTACACGGAGCAAACGATTACCGTCATCAGGTATCGTTTGTTTAGTGCCTTCAACTAACGCAACTGTTGCATTAGTAGCAGTTGCATCAGGCTTTAATAACGCTATTTCTCTCTGAGCATCATTAACCCAAAGCACTAATTCATTAGTAGAAGACCAGCGAATACCAGCTGTATCTTGAAGCGTCTGTTGAACTCTATCTAAAACACTTTGAACTGTAACAGTCATTTATCACCTATCTAAATAGGCTTGCCATGCAGCTTCCCTTTCATCTGTCGCCACAGTGCGACCAGCAACTCGATTAACAGCGGCAGCTTTTGGAGAGTTATCTGCTTTAAAATCTTCAGGATTACTCTCATTAACAAGCGTTTCTATGGCAGCTACTACAGTGTCTAAGTCCTCAAAAGTTTTAGGCTCATCATTAAGATTAATCTCAATGTCAGTATCCATTGCAGCAACTTCTTCTACCCAAGTTTCAGCAGGTTCTTCAGCCGATTCCACAACTGGTTCAGGTGCGCCTGATAATTTAGCCCCCATCTGTAATGCAACGGAACCTATTTCATCAGAAACTTCACGCTCAACTCCTGCTTCAAATAAAACAACTGCCCCACTAAGTAGTGCTACTCGTAGATCAGCTTCAGAAACTACCTTCATACGTACTCCTTACTTCATTTTAGTAGTGTATCTCTTACCATCCCAAGTAAAAGTCTTTTTACCTGCTGCTCTAGCTTTAGCAAAAGCAGACCTAAAACTTCCTGCGGCTGCAGATTTCTTCTTGTAAATCCCATACTCACCGCCTTTTGTTTTAACGGACCCAACTTTATCCCGTTTTTTACTTAGCATAACAGCACGCGGATTAGTATTTGTATCAGAAATAATATTGCCACTGGTTGCTCTTCCAGTTGCAGTCGCTTTTTTAGGGGCAGCGGCCTTACGCTTTGCAGCAGCTTTTGCCCTTGGGTTAGCTGCAGCCCTTGTAGTTTTAGATTTAGATTTAGCTTTCTTTTTTACTCTTCCACTTCTTCCATACGCCATGAGAATCCTCCCGATTAAAATGAGTCCTCCCCCGAAAGAGAGGACTCGATAGGTTTTATCCTACAATGAGGTACATAGTTAATGTACCAGAGGTAGCACCCGTAGCAGGTCCTGCTTGTACTGTCACATCAATTGTGTCATCAGCAGTAAATGTTACTGGGGCAGTTGCTGTACTACCGTGAGTAGCGTTACCTATTGCAAGGCTAGAGGCTGTACCGCCAGCTTGACCAATAGTTGAGCCATCAATGATAGAAGCAGCTGCGCCACCATAACCAACGTCTAGGACGATAGAAGGTGAGCCACCAGTGTCAAGGTCAGTCGTAGTTAAGATAGCACCGTATACTGTCTCACCTTTAAACACATCAACCATCTGAATAATATCAGCGGCTGAGAGTGCAGCAGTGATTGAGTAGGAGGCTACCCGAACTCCCAGATTGCCTTGGGGAAAGTTCTGGAACGCAGAGTTGCCAGATACAGAGTCAGATGTAAATGTCGCCATTTGTCATTCCCCCTTATTGAGCAGTATCAAGAGCGATAACACCAAAGTCCTGAACGGAGCCGCTGTGATCACTGTTGTACTTAGGTTTACGGAGGCCAAAGATTTTGCCTATTGAGATACCAGCTTGGTTCTCATAGTCAAAAGTATCTTCAACGATTTCAGGCAACCCAATGTCAGCCATAGCGAGGGACTGTGCGCCACAGAACAAAGCTCTTGCACCTGTTACGTCAGCGTTTGAACCCCACTTGTAGCCAGCTGCACCAGCATTAGAGCTAGTACCAGAGGTTGCGCCAGATGTGTTGTAAACATGACGGAACTCATGGACCATTACGCCATCAACCATCAAGCTAGAAGTGCCTGAGAACAGTTCGTTCTGAGGTCCTCTAATTGAAGCTTGTCTGACGTTAGCCAAGAAGTCTGAGTCAAGTTTAAGATCAGCCATCTGAGAAGGCGTTACAAATAAATGGAACACCTCTTGGTTTCCTGCAGCACGCATACCACGGATATAGTTATCCTTGGCATAGGCTTTTAGATCAACAATATGTCGATACTTCAGAACGTCAGTAGCAGCTACTGCAGTAGTGTCACCTGCTGCAAGGTCATTGCCATTGACTCTTCTGTGCCTGTCACCTGTAGGAGCAGAAACATCAGAAGAAAACTCAAGGTCTGCCAAATCATGTCCTGCTGTTGGAGATGCATTTCTCAATGCGCCATTTGTTTTGTTGGTGTAAGCAATACCAGAAAGCGTTAAAAACGCCAGCTGGTCTATTCGATCAGACATAGCATATGCTAGTGCATCACGAGATTGCTCACGGAAGTTAACAACACTCTTCTGGTCAGCCAATCTACCAGACATGCGGTTTGCAAATCGTAGCTGATCTAGCTCGATGGTGATGTCAAAGCTTCTGAGTGCTTCTTCATTACCTTCCAGAGTGTTGTCACCAGTGATACCATCACCTGTCATATCCGCTAATAGCGTAATGACTGCTTTAGTACCCTTCTCATTCTTTGTTAATTCGGTTACACGCTGAACCATAGCGTTCTGACCAGCCCCTGCGAACTGATTAATAAACGACATGTTACGTGCAACTCGCCAAAAGTCGCGTGACCAAGCGGTTAATTGGTTGCTAGTCAGCGACGCAAAGTTAGTAAGAGCCATTTCGGTTCTCCATTATGCGTTACACTTTGGGCATAAGCCCACCCTAGCCGTCTTATGGTACGGCTAATCCGTTTCCTCGTATCGTGAGGTACGTCTTAGCGCAAATTTGAACAAGGCGCGACCCTTGGAACCTTTAACGTCTGTCAGACGAGTGCGTTTTTACCGTGTACGACACGCTCTGATATCGTTCAGAGGTACGAAAGTCTGTATATTAGTAACACTCAACCAACTTGGTCAAGCTATTTTCTGTGTCTTCTCGTTTTTCTCGCTATTTTTTTAGGTTGAGCAGAGAATTGCTTACCTTTTTTAGTATCTGCCTTCTTTTTTCGGTTAGTTGCAGCTTTTTCTTTCTTTGTTAAACTTTTTTGTGCGCTATCAGGCAAGTATCTTTCCCCTGAAGCGTTTGGTCCTTGCGTACTGTTCCTACCAGAGCTAGTTCGCCACCTTTGCTTGGTCCATTTCTTTAAACTTTTCTGGGATTTTTTTAAAGCCATTTACTTTTTCTTCCGTTTTTTCAACTTCTTAAAGTCTGCGCCTGTAATTTTGTCCCTTGGTTTAGCTACCCTAGCAAGTTTCTTTTGCTTTGAAGAATATTTTTTAAAAGGCATTAGCTTTTATAACCTCCTCCAGCTTTTTTATAAGCACGAGCCAGCATTTGCGCTTTGCGTCCACTCCATTGCCCAGGTCTACCGCCTTTTCCACCTGCTTTTATCTGTTCAAATAGGCGTTTTCGCATAGTGGGCTTGGTGTAATTACCTGCTTCGTTAACTCGTGACTTAGATTTTGGCTTGGCTTTAGCTTTTGACTTACCAGTTCTACGATTTACCATTACTTACCCACCTTTTTCTGAGCTTTCTTATGGGCAGCAGTAAAACTAGCCCCTGCTTTCATCTCTTTACGCATCATAGCCATGTGCTTTGCGCTATGATGCACCGAATGTTTCTTCAAAGTAGCCTCTTGCCGTGCCGTTAGCTTCTTTGCAGTAGGTTTTTTCTTCATATTAGTAGCCCATTCGCTTTGTAGGCTTCTTCTTTTTTGCATTTGCAGCTGCTGCTCTTGGGTTAGGTGTTGTCCTCTTTTTTCTTTTTATCTTCTGCATTGATTTTTTGAAGGCACCTTTTCCTTTCTTTGCGTATTTATTATATGCCATAGCTCTTTACTCCTAAGTTATTGATATTACTACCATTTTACTTTGTGTGACCAATATCGCGCAGATAATTTAGAAGGATTAGCATCTTGTGCATTGTGTCGCGCATAATATGACCTTTTTCTAGCCTTATCTTTCGCTGATTTTGGATTTTTCCCAGCACCACGGACCCCTTGCTGACCAAATCGGATTGTTTTTACTTTGTCACCTTGTTTTGCGACAACAACGTGGGATTTAGTGGGGTGGTTTGGTGTGCGTTTTGGCTTGTTATAACCAGATACACCAGCCCGTGCTAATCTAGGATCTTTCTTTTTAGGCATTACAAGACATCTCCTCTAAGCCTTTTCAAAGTCGCTTCGGGCAAAGCGTCAAACTCTTCAGCTGTCATGTTGTGTACGTCTAACGCTTTCTCGCCCTTGGCTGCAGAGCTTTCTCCTGGTAATTCAGGCGGTTGAGAGTCAGCTGCTTTTAGTTTTTTACTAACCTGAGAGCGTTTTTTCTGCTCTTTGGCCTTACCCAAAACAGGAACTTCTGCACCTGTAGAAGAATCTATCATATTATTTTTTTGAAGAACATAAGTTGTCGCTTCTTCCAGTGCTTCTACAGGATTCTGTCCTGCAGAAATAAACCCTGTCATAAATTTATTCACCTCATCGGTCAGTTCTTTATTGTACTCAGGAGAACTAGAGTCAAATATAGGAAAAGCTTCTTCAATTGCAGAAGCCGCATCACGTATAGCTGTTTCAGTAGAACTACGAGTTACTTTAGATTCAATATCTTTTGTTAACTCTGTTTCTATTTGAGTGCGTTGCGCTTGCCTAATTTCCTTACGGATAGCTCTTGCTTTGTCCTTATCACCATCAAGCACAGCATCCATGTATTCATCTTCTTTTGCGTCAAAGTCATAAGCATCAGGGGCTTCTTCAGCCGCTTTCTCTGCTTCTTCTGTTTGTGCAATCCGTTTCTTTAACGCCTTGTTCTGTGCAAGCACTTCATCAAGCCGTGATTTAGGGATCATAGGAGACTTTGTTTCTTTTTTCTCAGGTGCTTCTTCTTTCTTTTCTGCTTCTTCTGCTACAGCTTCTTCTGTTTCATGTGAAACATCTTCTTCTGCTTCAGTTTCAGCTTCTGTTTCTTCCTCTACTTCAGCTTCTGTTTCTTCCTCTACTTCAGCTTCTGTTTCTTCCTCTACTTCAGCTTCTGTTTCTTCAGCCTCTTCGCCAAAAGCAAAGTTCATATCAAGGTCATCACCTTCTTGCGCTTCTATCGCATCAGCCCCAGGCATAGTCTCATACTTGATTGTTTCTTCGGTTGTATCTTTAGCTTGTTCACTCATTGAATAGTCCTTTAGTTAGGTAAATTTTCTGGGGTACGCATATTAGGTATATCAGTCTGCGTTGATTTCTTTGCAGCCGTCTGCATTGCTGTAGCAGCAATACGTGCAGCTGCGCTGGTGTTTTGTTGATTTGTTCTAACTTGATTCGTTGCTGCTGATAATTGTCTACGCAGTTCAAGTTCTTCCTGCTTCATTTGCATCTTGGCTTGAAGCTCTGCTATCTTCATTTGCGGTTGAACTTGAGCCGTATCCTGAACCTTAGACATATTAACTGCTGTGTCTGATTGGAGTTTCTGAACTTCAGCCTCCATCTTCGCAAGCTCAAGCTGCACTTGCTGCATAGCAAGTTCTTGCTGTATCGCCATTGCTTCTGCTTGTTCTGGTGTCGGTGGTGCTTGGCCCGTAAGAGTACGGATGCGTTGCGCCAACTCTTCTTTCTTAGCAAGATGTGAATACTGAATAATTGCATCATCAGGTATCGCCACACCCACTTGTCGTAAGTTGAGTGCTTCAGCAAACTGCACCTCATCAAACGAATCACGAGCAGGAGCAGTCGATACAATTACGTCATACTCACCTAACGTCAAGTCGTTTATAATCTGGCCTTCAGGTGTTTCAACGTTAATCGCCACTTCTTCTCTTGGCTGCATAGGCATATCTTCATTTGTCACCATGATAACTCTTTCTTCTGTATAGAAGGTTTGCAACAAATTAAGCACACGCTCTGCCAGATACTGACGAGTCTTTCGCAAGTTATCCAGCGGAACCTGAATCATTATGACCCCACGGTTCTGCTTTGCTTGGATCGCTACGCCACTGACTTCAGCAGAATCTGACCCCAGCATAGAGTCGTTGATACCAGAGATCGTCTGTATGTTCGCAGCAGCTTTCTGCCCGATTCGGTCTAGCCCCGTAGGTATTTGATTTGGTTGGATTTTTACGGGAGGGGTAGAGCCACGGTTGTACTCCAGCACCAGCCCTGTTTCTGCGCCATGCTCCTCAAGGTCATCTGCTTGCATACCAACCAATGAGCCACTTTCTACCATCCAGCCGCTGTTTGCAGTGGTGTTGACGATGTGTAGTTCTTGGCTGGCAATCTTATTAAGTTGTTCTTGCGGTGACAGTAAGTTACGCACCATACCAAACGGACGGCCCCTACGGAAATACGCAAAGAAAGGCACAACAGTAAAGTCATTGTAAGGAGAGAAGTCATCATGCAGCACCACTCTATCAGCGGTCACTGTCCAACGGACCTTGCGCTTAACTTTAGAAATAACGTTTAATCCGTATTTTTTTGCAAACTGTTTAGTCTTTCTATCGCCCCATGCTTCAGGTACGTCCCTTTGGTCCCCTGTGTTTGGGTCAACAAAACAATCAACACGCTGTAGCTTTTTGTATTGCCGTTCTATGACTCTAACGGAGCGCACATTTCTGTAGTCATCTTCACTTGGCACGCCTGACCCAAAGTAGTCATCAGTCGGGTCAAGATCACCGAATCGAGTTTCTTCATACTCAATACTGTCACGCCCGTAACTGTTGCCGTTCTCAGCGACAAAGCGGATCTTCTCTGCCTTGTCTTTGCCGTATAGCTCTTGTATCTCGTCAAGCGTCATCCAACGAGTTTCAAAAAACTCATTCCAAGTTGTCGGGTCAGAGTCTTTGGCATCAGGGTCAATCAGTATATCAAGTGGATCTTTTGCAGTGATGCGTATCTCACCTTCAACGTGATCGCTGAAATCCATACGCACATCAAAGTACCCACGCCCGTCCATGATCAGGCCGTCACTGAATACCTGCTGCTCCACCCAATCCAACTTGTTGTTATCAGCAATCTGCATAAACAATTTATTGAGTGTTATCGCAATCTCATTGTCACCGCCCCTTCTGGGCTTAAACTTAATGTCGGCCCTACGAGTGGCTTGCTCACCCAAGACGGTGTTGATAGTAGGTAAAATAGTATTAATTGTTAATGCAGGTCGGCCTTCTGCTTCAAGGTTCGCTATATCCTGTTCGTCCCATTGATCGCCTCTATAGAAAGCATCGCATCGTTTTGCCATCTCAATGTAATCGAGATGCCCATTATCTCTTGCTCTGGTGTATCGACTCCATTGCGTTGTTGCAATTTCTTGCTCTTCTGCTGGAGAAACATTTCTACCTTTAATCTGCGCCATTGTTATGCACTCATCGATGACTTGGTTCGTTCAGGCTTCATTAGATAATTTAACCTGTCGCGCCAACTGGGTGTATGAATTACAGGGGCTTGATAGCTAGAAAATTCGGTCATCATCAGGCCCAGCCACGCCAATGCGTCTACTTGGTCATCATGTATGCCACTTGGGAAACGCAACAACTCTGCAACTAGCGGTCCTGTGAAGATCGCATCTTTCGGGAAATACACCATTCCTTGTTGCATCCGTCCCTGTATTGCTCTTGCCCTAGCTTCTTTGTCTCTTCTACCTGTCTTCAAGTCCTTGATATATATCTCGTATAATCCTCTCTCCCGTATCCGCTTCTCCAAAAACGGACCTAATGCCATTTCAATGTGTCCTTTCTCAATGCCCACCATTGATGGTTTCCATTCTTCGTAGAGGTCAAGTATGCGCTCTACGATCTCGAAACCGTCAAATCTACCACGCACCGCATCAATAACAAAGAGTTCGTCCATGTCATTGACTCCTATGACCATGCCTACGGTATAGTCGTTGCGGTCACGTTTTCCTATCGCCAGATCCCAAGCGCAGTAGTAACGCATAGCATCTAGGTCAATTTCGTCCATATCATAATACTGAATCATGTCACGGGTGAAGTATTCGCCATCATCTGATACTGGGTTCTGCTGATACAGCGCAGACCAATCACGAGGCCCCACTGCACTGCGAATCTGGCTCAAAGCTTCTAAACTGTATCTTTCTGGGTGGAGTGCTTCTCCATGATCACGATATTCTTCTTTCTCTTCTGCGATGGCAGGGTAGCGTACAACTTCCCAAACGTCACCGCCCTCATCAGACGCTTTAAGCAATCGCCCAGCCAAGTCATCGTCATGCCAACGAGTAAGTATGACCAGAATGCCCCCACCAGGAGCCAATCGGGTATAGGCTGTGGAAGTGTACCAATCCCAGTTAGCCGATCTATTATTCTCCGACTCACTGTCCTCACGGTTCTTGATAGGATCGTCAATAACGAGAACGTGCGCTCCTTTACCCGTGATACCACCGCCAACACCTGCAGCCACATAGCCGCCACCGCCTGTAGTCAGCCACGCTTCAGCCGACTGCGAATCTGGGTCAAGGCGTGTTTGAAACGCTGTTTTGTAAGTTGGCTCACGCAACAGTTGACGAACTTTACGACTGAATCCCATAGCCAACGAGCCTGAGTACGAACACGAGATAAATTCGTGTTCAGGATTCCTGCCCAAGTGCCAAGCTGGGAAGGAGACAGATGCAAGCGTACTTTTTCCATGACGAGGCGGCATAAAGAGCATAAGCCTTGGAGACTTTTTTGCCACCACATCACGACTGAATTGTTCCAAGCGTCTGCAAATATCTTTATGAACCCACCCTGCTTGGTAATCTGCGTTAAACCGTTCAACAAACGGGAGTAACCTCTTGCGAGTAAGGATTCGGAGGGCGAGTTCTTTTCTTGCTTTGTCTTCAACGCTTAACTCCTCTGTTATTTCTTGTGTTTGAGTGGGTGCTGGTGCAGGAAGTGACTCTGTTCGATCAGCTTTACAGTAGACGCAAACGCCATCTGTGCCACTAAACAGAGTTTCTACGTGAAAATTGGTGCAAACGTTGCACTGCTTTTTAATCACTTAGGCTCCAGATACGCAGTTTCTCTCCCTGCAATCTCCAGTAATTCCTCATCAGTCAGTCGCTCCAACTGCTTAGCAGTCGTATTGATGCTAATGTTCACCTGCGTAGCATTATCTGGCTCTCCTAGCCCGTGCAACTTGACCAAAGAATCTACTGTGTTCTTCATCTCTGTTGCATTCGCTGCCGCAGTATATGCTTCCATATACATCTGGTGTGCGTTGTTGCGACTAAATCTGACTTCTTCTCGCATCTGTTCCCGAAAATACTCTAGTGCTTTAGCTACTTTCGGTAACTTTGATGCGTTGAGCGCAGCGGTGTATGTGCCATACCCTGCTGAGCGACCTGCTGCAGCCACTGTCATGCCACTGCTAATCATTAGCACCAGCCGTTCCTGTTGCACGGTCAACTCGCCAAGCTGTAGGCCCATGTAAGGAACATGAGATTCAAACTCAGCATGAGGCATTTCTGCCAAATCAGCGGATAAAGGGTTCTCCACTTCGCTCATCAGCGCATCTTATACACAAGAACCTATTATGCACAAGGGTCTAGGAAAAATTTTGCAGAAAAAAATTTGAAAATTTATTCTGAATCGCTGAGACATCATCTCCCCCTTCTGCCATCCGCTACACCGTTCCCCGATTTCTGCAGTTGTGGAACCTTGTATCGCATTGCCAACTGGAACCTTGTCGCTCAGTAACCCCCCTGATCGACAAGAAAGCTCGACTTCGCTCGCTTTAGTATGGTGTTTGTTATGAGCAAAGTCGCTCGTAACTGATAAGGAGCCAGATATGGCAGATAAGAAAGAAGTAGAGTTCGTAGATGGAATGGTCGTCAACGCAGTCAGCGCAAAGGGACCCTCGTGGATCAAGCAGAAGCTCGGCATCAAGATCGACACTCTGATCGAGCAGCTGGAAGCCGCCAAAGCAGAAGGCGAAGAGTGGTTCAACGTAGACATCTGCGTTTCTAAGCAAGGCAAACTCTACGCTAAGCGTAACACATGGAAGCCAAACTCCGCTAAGAAGGCAGCTTCCTAACATCAACCCACTAACACGGTCCCTCGCTTGAGGGGCCAAGGAGGTCTCAATGAAATTACTAAAGATGGACGGTGAATGGTATGCGTTATACCAAGGTCATCTAGGTCGTGACGTAGAAATGGGCGAAGCCATGCGAAAGTGCTGCATGGCTTACTGCCGCTGGACGTTGTTCCCAAGGTCTACTCATTCCGAGTAGACCAACCGTTCGGGGTTGGGGGGAGGATGTGCGTGCGATTCAACTTCACCGACTAACTGATAAACGTTTCTCGGCTGAAGTTTAGTGTGTGTAGTGAACTTACAATTTTTATGGAGATGACAATGCAAGATTTTACGAAAGAGTTCTTAGCGGTGGCGCTACCCTTCATTACCTCTACAGTGGTTAGCTTAATGATGATAATCACGGTAGGTAAGGTGTGGTGGAGTACGTCACCAATACTGGCGCTGTTCTTCTGCTTGATAGCTACAGCAGGAACAGTCACATCAATGGTCGTTACATTCGTGGTAATAAAGGAGAACCTAGAGAATGGCTAAAGAAACAGAGAACCAAAGCAACAAAGTTGACGAAGCAATAAAGAAATATGGGCCAAAGGTCAAAGCAGCAGCAAATGCGGCTGCAACTAAAGCTAAACCTTACGCACAATCAGCGTGGCAATACGCCAAGGAGAACCCAGGTGACGTACTACTGGGCTTCATAGGTGTAATGCTATGGGACATTGACGACTCTCTCGATGAGATCGAAGATTCCACTAATATATCGGCTTATGTCGATGCTTCTAACTACGTAGACGGGGGGCGCTAAGCCCCTTTTTACGGGGGAGGGGGCAGGATGTGCGTGCCTATGGACCACAGCCCCACGCTGCCGAGCGTGCCCCTCCGTGTGCCATGTGTGCCAAGTGTGTGCCACCCGTGTGTGCCAACTACAAATCACATAACCCTTTGATTCCTATACACTTTGTAAAATGTGTGTCTTGTGTGTCAGGTTTTTTGTTTTGTAGTTGGTATATACAGGTGGTTTTTTGATTCAAAGGACCTGTTTTTACAAAGTTTTTTAGAAAAACGAAAACCAAAGAAAAAGTAGACACACATGGCACACAGTTGATTTTACTAAGAAAAAGCTGGCACACATGTGGCACACATCCAGACACACAACACCAAATAAGACACACAACAACGGGACACTGAACCACTGATGAACGTTTCTCGGCTGAAGTTTGGTGTGTCTTTTACATCAATTGTTTTATATGTAAGGAGCAGTAAATGACAAAAGATCAAATGATAGAACTCGAAATCGTACAAATAGCAGAGTTCGCTTTAGACCACCCAACCGATTGCATTCATCCCAAACATGGCCCACTAACCACTTCTATCATAGCTCAAGTATTAGATTTGAGCGATGAACGCTTGGCAGAAATACGAGAGCGTATAGCCGCTAAATTGCAAGCAACTCAGAATATCAATTACTAGGAGCAGAAGAATGAGTGATCAAATCGAAAAAATGAAAGAGTACCAAGGGC